AATCCGGACGGTTTTCCAACCGCCCCTATCGAGACGGTGCCACGCGCATCGCCCTCGACGAAAACGAGCTCGCTATCCGCTGGGGGCTCTCCGTCAAAACCTTGCGCCGCTGGCGGCAGGAACAACTCGGTTGCGTTTTTTGCAAACTGGGTTCAAGGGTCGTCTATCTCTTGGCCGAAGTCGAAGCCTTCGAGCGGCGCGTTTCGCGCTACTCGACCTTCGCTCGGGCATACCAGTAAGGGGGCGGCTATGAGCGATCTGACCGTATTCCCCGCTGACCTCGCCGAAATGTCGGTGAACCAACTGGCCAACCTGCCCCCCGCCCAGCTGGTTGAAGCTGACGCCAACCTCGATCACCTGATCGATTGGGCCAAGAAAACGCGCGCCAAATTAGATGCAGCCTTGAATCAACGGTTCGGCGAACAGGGTCGCACCGCACTGCGCGACTCCGGTCGTGACTTTGGCACAGCCCACATCAGCGATGGCCTGCTGCACATCAAGTTCGAGATGCCCAAGAAGGTCAGCTGGAACCAGAAGCAGTTAGCCGAAATTGCCGAACGCATCGTGTCATCTGGCGAAAAGGTCGAAGCATACATCGACGTCAAGCTGGCCGTATCCGAGTCGCGTTACACCAACTGGCCTCCGGCGCTGCAGCAGCAGTTCGCTGCCGCCCGCACGGTCGAAACCGGCAAGCCCTCCTTCACCTTGAACCTTGATTCGGAGCAATGACCATGAGCACAAATCTCGTTCCCTTTAATTTTGAAGGCAGTCAAGTCCGCGTCGTCACTGATGAGAATGGCGAACCGCTCTTCGTTGCCGTTGACATCTGCGAGGCGCTGACTATCGGCAACAGCCGTATGGCGCTGGACCGCTTGGACGACGACGAAAAGGGTGTCAGTTCAATTGACACCCTTGGCGGCGCGCAAGAAATGAGCGTCATTAACGAATCCGGCCTTTACAGCCTGATTCTTGGCAGCCGCAAGCCCGAAGCCAAGCGTTTCAAGCGCTGGGTTACTCACGAGGTGCTACCGACCATCCGCAAAACTGGCACGTACGCCGTATCTCGCACCCCATCATCGTTGCCCGTGACCACGCATGACCGTGTCACCTCGATCCTGCTGATTGGCGACGCTGTGGCAAAGGTACCGGGTGTCAAGCCAGGCATCGCGATGGCAGCCACGCTGACCTGCATTCACGACAACACAGGGCTGACTGTTGAGACCCTGCGCCGAGCCCTGCCTGCGGCCAACACGCCGATTTGCGCTCTCAATGCCACCCAACTCGGCAAGTCGCTCAATCGCTCGGCCAAAGCGACCAACCAGAGTTTGGCAGCCATTGGGCTGCAATCGCGCAACGACCGTGACGAATGGGAGCTGACTGAAGATGGCCGCACTTGGGCCGAGGCGATGCCTTACTCGCGCAATGGGCACAGCGGCTACCAGATTCTCTGGAATCCTGCGGTGGCTGAGCAGTTGAAGGAGGTGGCGTGATGGCACTTCCTATCGTGACAGCCCAACAACGGCTCGCGGAGAAAAAGGGCGTCAAGCTCCTGCTGCTGGGCAAGTCCGGCATCGGTAAAACCACCCGCCTCAAAGACCTCGACCCCACCACCACGCTGTTCCTCGACATCGAGGCGGGCGATCTATCCGTGGCGGATTGGCCGGGCGACACCATCCGTCCGGCGTCCTGGCCGGAGAGCCGCGACTTTTTCGTGTTCCTCGCTGGCCCGGACAAGTCCTTGCCTGCCGAGAACGCGTTTTCGCAAGCGCATTACGACCACGTCATCGAGAAGTTTGGCGATGCCACGCAACTGGATCGTTACCAGACCTTCTTCCTGGACTCGATCACGCAGTTGTCGCGGCAGTGCTTCGCGTGGTGCAAGGCCCAGCCGGGTGCGGTCAGCGACCGTTCCGGCAAGCCCGATCTGCGCGCGGCCTACGGACTGCTTGGGCAAGAAATGATCGGTGCCTTGACCCACCTGCAACACGCCCGGGGCAAGAACGTGATCTTCGTGGCGATCCTCGACGAACGCTTGGATGACTTCAATCGCAAGGTGTTCGTGCCACAGATCGAGGGCAGCAAAACCAGTCTTGAGCTGCCCGGGATCGTCGACGAGGTCGTGACGCTGGCCGAGCTCAAAGCCGATGACGGCAGTTCATATCGCGCCTTCGTCACGCACACCGTCAATCCCTACGGCTTCCCCGCCAAAGACCGCAGCGGTCGCCTCGACGTGCTGGAGCCGCCGCATCTCGGCGCGCTGATCGCCAAGTGCGCCAGCAGCGCTTCCACGTCCGGCACCACCGCCCAAACCCATACCGAATCCAAGGAGTAACAGACATGAACAGCAGCGCAATGCCCCCCAATGCATGGAATGACTTTAATGACGCCGACTCACAGCAGTCCGGTTTCGATCTGATCCCCAAGGGCACCGTTGTGCCGGTGCGTATGACCATCAAACCCGGTGGTTACGACGATCCCGAACAGGGTTGGGGCGGCGGCTACGCCACAGAATCCTTCGACACCGGTTCGATCTACCTCTCTGCCGAGTTTGTGGTCACCGACGGTGAGCATGTCAAACGCAAGATGTGGAGCAACATCGGCCTGCTGTCCAAGAAAGGGCCGACCTGGGGCCAGATGGGACGCAGCTTTATCCGCGCTGCGCTCAACAGCGCCCGCAATATCCACCCGCAGGACAACACACCGCAGGCCGCCGCCGCACGCCGCATCCAGGGCTTTCACGAACTGGATGGCATCGAATTCATCGTTCGCGTTGATATCGAAAAGGACGCCAAGGGTGTGGATCGCAATGTGGTCAAGGTGGCGGTCGAGCCTGACCACGCCGACTACGCCAAGTTGAGGGGTGTCGCTGCCAAGGCCAACACCGGCGGTGGCAACTCTGGCGCTCCCGCACAGGCAGCACCTGTTTATCCGGCTCCCGCTGCTGCTCCACAACGCGCATCCGTGACGGGCAAACCGTCGTGGGCGCAGTGAGGGAGGTGTGAAATGCTGGGTCTGCAAACGTCAGGCACGGGGATTCGGTCACACCGACAACCAACACGGTGTCGGCAATCACCGCCGCTACCCCATCGACTGGGTGTTCTGCTCGCAGCGCTGCCAGAACGTCTTTCACGCGATGTACGGCAACTGGCTCAAAGCCAAGGACGAGCCGGGCAAGCGCAGGGAGGTCGTGATGATCGATCCCTCTGACATCGAGCTCGCCTCGATGAAAAAGTGCCTGAAGGCGTTCGGTGAAGCTGCTGGCGAAATCGGCTTCACGAAGCCCCTCGGGGATTACTCGGAAGCTGAAGCGCTGCGGGTTATCGACGCCATCGTCACCCGCTACACGGAGGCAATGGTCGAGCATCACGAGGCGACCAAGTTTCCGCCAGTGCGCGGCATGCCTCCGACGCCCGATCCCTTGGCGAACCCGTTTGCCGATCTTGAGGACGATCTGCCGTGGGAGACCACGCCATGATGGACTTCAATTCCACGGCAAGCGTATCCGGGCAAATCAGCGTGTTGGTCGATACCGGTCTGCAGCGAGCGCGTGCCCGGCAATCGGTGCGCCACTACCTTGGCGCATCCCGGTTGGGCGTGGCTTGCGAACGCGCGCTGCAGTACGAGTTTGCGCAAGCACCGGTCGACTATGGGCGCGACGTGCAGGGCCGGATATTGCGCATCTTCGAGCGTGGCCACGTCAACGAAGAGTGCATGGTCGGATGGCTGCGGGACGCGGGTTTCGATCTGCGCACCCATAAGGCCGACGGCGAGCAGTTTGGTTTCTCGGTGGCTGACGGACGCCTGCAGGGCCACATCGACGGGGTGTTCGTCGGTGGCCCCGAGGGCTTCGCTTACCCGGCCCTTTGGGAAAACAAGTGCCTCGGCTCGAAGTCCTGGCGCGATCTGGAGAAAAACCGGCTCGCCATTTCCAAGCCTGTCTACGCGGCGCAAGTCGCGTTGTATCAGGCCTATCTCGAACTGCACGAGCACCCGGCGATTTTCACGGCGGTGAACGCCGACACGATGGAGATCTACGTCGAGCTCGTCCCCTTTGACGCAGCCCTTGCCCAACGCATGTCGGATCGGGCGGTGAAGGTGATCACGGCGACCGAGGCAGCAGAACTCCTGCCGCGCGCCTTCGCTAACCAGACCCACTTCGAATGCCGGATGTGCGCGTGGCAAGACCGCTGCTGGAGAACGCAATCATGAACGACCACAAAACAGGCGTCACCGACGACGAACCAATGATCGACGCCAAGCAGGCGGCGGCCGTACTGAGCCTGCCGTACTACTGGTTTGCCGATCAGACAATGCGCAGCAAGTACCGCATCCCGCATTACCTGCTTGGCGGTTTGGTGCGCTACCGGATGTCCGAACTATCCGCATGGGCGGCCAGCAGCAGAGCGCCGCAGGGCGATGGTGACAAACAACGCGCCAGCAAAGCGCAGGACGAGGGAGCCGAATGATCGACTTCAACGACATTTCCCTGCCCATCGAAAACCGGGATGCTGAACGTGACGAAATCCGCTCGGAACTGATCGCACGGCTGGAGTCGGTGCTGACCACGATGTTCCCGGCGGGCAAGAAGCGCCAGGGCAAGTTTCTCATCGGGGACGTGCTGGGCAGTCCCGGCGACAGCCTCGAGGTGGTGCTGACCGGTGACAAGGCCGGACTCTGGACGGATCGCGCGACCGGCGACGGCGGCGACATCTTCGATTTGATCGCAGCCTACCTCGGAGCCAGCATCCACGCCGATTTCCCTCGGGTGCTGCAGGAAGCCAGTGATCTGCTTGGGCGTGCGCGGTCAACACCGGTGCGCAAAGCCAAGGCAGCACCGCCGTCCGACGATCTCGGCCCCGCGACCGCCAAGTGGGACTATCACGACGCCACTGGCAAACTGATCGCCGTTGTCTACCGCTACGACCCACCGGGCCGGAAGAAGGAATTCCGGCCGTGGGATGCCAAGCGCCGCAAGATGGCCCCGCCCGAGCCACGTCCGCTGTACAACCAGCCGGGACTGGTTGCCGCCAGCCACATCGTTCTGGTCGAAGGCGAGAAATGTGCGCAGGCACTGATCGATGCCGGTGTGGTGGCGACCACCGCAATGCACGGCGCAAACGCTCCGGTCGATAAAACTGACTGGCAACCGCTGGCAGGCAAGTCGGTGCTGATCTGGCCAGATCGAGACGCACCGGGCTGGGACTACGCCGACCGCGCTTCGCAGGCGATCTTGCACGCCGGTGCGACCACGGTCGCCATCCTCGTGCCACCCGACGACCGGCCCGAAGGTTGGGACGCTGCCGACGCCATTCCCGATGGCTTTGACGTGGCGGGCTTTCTTGCCGTTGGTGAGCGAATGCCCGTGATGCGCTCCGTCGAGGAGATTGCGCCGCCGGATTTGCTGACGGGCATTGACTGGAGTACCGAGGACGGACTGTCGACCGCCTTCACCCGTCGCTATGGTCAGGACTGGCGCTACTGCGCGCTGTGGGGCAAGTGGCTGGTGTGGACGGGCGTGCGTTGGAATGCCGATCAGATGCTTTACGTTTCGCATCTGGCTCGGGGCATCTGCCGTAACGCATCGCTCAAGGCAGACAGTCCAAGGCAGAAAGCCAAACTCGCCAGCTCGTCGACCATCTCGGCGGTCGAGAAGATCGCCCGTTCCGATCCGAAGCACGCCTCCAGTACCGAGGAATGGGATGCCGATACTTGGGCGCTCAACACCCCGGGTGGCGTGGTCGATCTGCGCACGGGCCGGATGCGCGAGCACCGGCGTGACGACCGGATGACCAAGGTCAGCACGGCCACACCCAAGGGCGGCTGTCCAACGTGGCATGGATTTCTGGCCGACGTCACCGGCGGCGATGCCGATCTGATCGCCTACCTGCAACTGATGGTGGGCTATTGCCTGACCGGGATCACCAGCGAGCACGCGCTGTTCTTTCTGTACGGCACCGGCGCGAACGGCAAGTCAGTGTTCGTCAACGTCATCACCACGATCCTCGGTGACTACGCGGCCAACGCCCCGATGGACACGTTCATGGACGCGCGCAACGACCGGCATCCCACCGATCTGGCCGGACTGCGTGGCGCACGCTTCGTGTCCTCCATCGAAACCGAACAGGGTCGGCGCTGGAACGAGTCCAAGGTCAAGGCCATCACGGGCGGCGACAAGGTGTCGGCGCGCTTCATGCGCCAGGACTTCTTCGAGTACGTGCCCCAGTTCAAGTTGGTAATCGCTGGCAACCACAAGCCATCGATTCGCAATGTGGACGAGGCGATGAAGCGTCGTCTGCACTTGATCCCGTTCACGGTCACCATTCCGCCCGAAAAACGGGACGGCAGGCTCACCGACAAGCTGCTCAAGGAGCGGGACGGGATTTTGGCGTGGGCGGTCGATGGGTGCAGCCGCTGGCAACAGCAAGGGCTGAAACCGCCAGCCAGCGTGGTGTCGGCAACCGAAGAGTATTTCGAGGCCGAGGATGCGCTCGGGCAGTGGATCGAAGAACGTTGCCTGCTGGTCAAGACCAGCCGCGAAGGCGTGTCCGATCTGTTCTCCGACTGGCGTGAGTGGGCCGAACGCGCGGGCGAGTTTGTCGGATCGGTCAAGCGCTTCTCTGAACTGATGGCCACCCGCAAGTTCGAGAAGTGCCGACTGACCGGTGGCGTGCGTGGCTTGACGGGGCTGTCCCTCAGACCCAAGCCCTACAACGCCAGCTACCCGTACCGCGATGACTAACCAGCAAAACCGTCGAGTGACGGATGTGACGGACTTGTCGGATACCTCTCTTTGCCTGCGCACGCGCACGCACACGTGTAGAGAGTTATACGGAGAATCCGTCGCATCCGTCACTCGCCCCCAAAACTCAGGAGCTATGACGATGAATACGACAACCAACAGCACCATTCTTGCCCTTGATCTGGGCACACACACCGGCTGGGCACTGCACCAACTGGACAGCACGATCACCAGCGGCACCGAGCATTTCAAGCCGCAGCGATTTGAAGGCGGCGGTATGCGCTTCCTGCGATTTAAGCGCTGGCTGGCAGAGCTGCTGACCACTTGTGGCCACATCAATGCGGTGTATTTCGAGGAGGTTCGACGACACGCAGGGGTGGACGCCGCCCACGCATATGGTGGTTTCATGGGCCATCTGACCGCGTGGTGTGAACATCACAAAATCCCCTACCAAGGCGTTCCGGTCGGCACGATCAAGAAGCACGCAACCGGCAAAGGGAACGCAGGCAAGGACGAGATGATTGCGTCCGTCCAGTTGCGTGGTTACGCCCCTTGCGACGACAACGAAGCCGATGCCTTGGCATTGCTGCACTGGGCCATCGAGACGCAGGAGGTGTGACATGAAGGTTCCAACACCTCAATACCGCTGCGCTCTTGGTCGTCTGCAACCTCAGACCATGGATGTCGAATCGACCAAGCGAGATGGGTGGCAGCAACAGCACATCCTTGTTGTCGCTGAAAACGACGACCGGCTGGACTTCATTGAACGAGAATTTGTGCGCCGACTCGGCGAGCGCCTCTATGGCATCAACGGTAAGGGAGTGCGTCATGGCTGAGTGGACGATTGACGACGTGGCGGCTCGCTTCACGGATGCTTCTCAGACAGCCCACCGGCTACCTCCGGTACGCGTGCAAGGTTACTTCAACTCATGGTCGATGTTTGCCTGTCAGACACCCGACCGCTACCCCGATCCTGACCGACTCTACCGACCGATGCCACCCAGCCCGAAGGCTGTAGAACTCATGCTGGAGACTATGACGTGGGTGCAATGGCTTGATGTCGAGCAACGACATCTGGTCTGGATGCGCGCAGATCGCTACGAGTGGCAGCAAATCGGAAGGCGGTTTGCCTGTGATCGAAACACGGCATCGCGGCGATGGCACAAGGCGATAGAAGTCGTGGCTGCGAGGTTGAATTCACACACGGAAACCCCTGGACAAACTACGCCACTAAGTGGCACAATACGAAAATGAAGCGAGTATTCAAAACCCGCCACTTTAGTCGGTGGATGCGCAAAACAGATCTGACCGACAGCGCGTTGTGTGATGCTGTGACGGAGATGTCACAGGGTCTGATCGATGCCGACCTTGGCGGCGGTGTCGTTAAAAAGCGCATCGGCCTTGCCGGCAGAGGCAAGCGTGGCGGTGTTAGAACATTGGTCGCGACTAACAAGGGCAATAGGTGGTTTTTCGTCTACGGGTTCGAGAAAAATGATCGAGCCAACATTGCAGACGATGAACTGGAAGCATTGAAGGACATCGCAGAACAGCTGCTGGCTAGAACAGGGCGGCAACTTGATGAAGCGGTTGAAGATGGTTTGTTACAGGAGATTTGCCATGACGACAAAAACCAAGGCTAAAAGCCGAATTTTTGACGCTGTTCACGAAACGGCCAGTGATCTACATCGTCTGGGGTTTATCGACAAACGAAAAATGAATAAGTTCGACGCTCTGTGCCTTGATCCAATTCCCGAATATGACAGCGGAAAGATTCGGGCGCTACGTGATCACCTTCAGTTGAGCCAGGCAGTTCTGGCTGCGGTGCTGAACACGAGCTTGTCGACGGTGCGCAAATGGGAAGTTGGTGACAAGCATCCGAGCGGGCCGTCGCTGAAATTACTCAGTCTGCTAGAGCGTAAAGGCTTGGAGGCAGTACTTTGATGCACGAGTAGTGACTCGGTTTAATTTTTCCAAAATTGGGAGTGTGCGATGTCTGATAACAAAAAGCTGCGGGGATCTCCCGATAACAAGCGAATTGATACCAAGGATCCAAACGAACTTCGGCATTGGGCGCAATCATTGCATGTGCCGAAGGAAGAAGTGATTCAGTTGGTAAAGAAGCACGGCACCTCTGCCGAAAAGATTCGGCAACATCTGAAAACGCAAAAATAGCTTCACCAATCGTCTGAACGCATGGGCCAAGGAAAGTAACGCTTGGCGCACATGTCCATGGTTTGCCGTGATTGTCCTTTTGGAGGCTGGTTGGCAATGCAGCACGGCAGCCCTGTTTGGCGTACTATTTCAGTTATGGTCAGGATAGATACGCAAGACACCTCGCCCCACAAAAAACCGAGGGGTCCTTCCTGGCCAAAATCGTATGCAGGGGGCAACAGCGCGGCATTGCGATAGCGACAGGCCACAAAACCGGGTTTGCACCCGGTTTGCAGTCCGGCTCCACCCCATTCAGAAACACCCTTGAAACCCGCGCCTGTCGCGGGTTTTGTATTTCTACGCACCTGCAAACCTTCGCGAATTGAGGTTTGCACCCCTTGGTCGGGGTTTGCAGGTGCAAACCCCAATTGGCTCATTGATGAACGAAAACGCGCTGCGCATCGAATACCGCAAGGTCGATACGCTGATTCCCTATTGCCGCAACGCTCGCACGCACTCAGACGCCCAGGTGGCCCAACTGGCGGCCAGCATCGTCGAGTGGGGTTGGACCAACCCGGTGTTGGTCGATGGCGACAACGGCGTCATGTCTGGCCATGGGCGTCTGCTTGCCGCGCGCGCATTGGGCCTTGCCGAAGTGCCGGTGATCGAGCTCTCGCACCTCACCGATACGCAAAAACGTGCGTACATCCTGGCCGACAACCGTCTGGCCCTGTCGGCCGGCTGGGACGAGGAGTTGCTGGCACTGGAGCTGGCAGAGCTAACCGAGGCTGGGTACGAACTGACTTTGACAGGTTTTGACGACGGTGAACTGGAACGCCTGCTAAGGCAAGACGTATCGACGAGCGATGGGGAGGATAAATCCGATATCGCTGATGATGCTGACGATATCCCTGATCTCCCGGCCATGCCGGTTTCCCGTTCTGGCGATATCTGGCAACTGGGCCAGCACCGCCTGATCTGTGGCGATGCTGCCGACGCCACGGTAATCGCCGCGCTCATGGCAGGTGAGGAAGCAACCCTCTGCTTCACTTCGCCGCCCTATGGCAACCAGCGTGATTACACCCACACCATCGTTGACTGGGATGGCCTGATGCGTGGCGTTTTTGCGAAGTTGCCTATGGCGGACAACGGTCAGGTGCTGGTCAATCTGGGTTTGATTCACCGCGAGATCGAGTTCCTTTCCTACTGGGATGGTTGGCTCGAATGGATGCGCATCCAAGGCTGGCGACGCTTTGGCTGGTATGTCTGGGACCAAGGGCCGGGGCTGCCCGGTGACTGGAATGGTCGACTGGCACCCAGCTTCGAGTTTGTCTTTCACTTCAACCGCCAAGGTTCTGAAGTACGCCGACCCAACAAGATCGTGCCGTGCATCTATGCCGGACGCGACACCCATTTACGCGGCGATGGCACCAGCGCCGGTGGTATGCGCAATAAGGATGGCAGCAAGACAGCTTGGAACCACGTCGGGACTGTCACCCAGGAAACAAAAATACCGGACGGTGTAATTCGCATCATGCGGCACAAGGGCAAGATCGGGCAGGACATCGACCACCCGGCAGTTTTTCCGGTGGCGTTGCCGCAGCACGTCTTTGATGCTTACACCGAAACAGGCGAGATCATTTTCGAGCCGTTCTGCGGATCCGGCACCAGCCTGCTCGCCGCACAAAAAACCAATCGCCGGATGCGCGCCGTTGAAATTGCCCCGGTGTATGTGGACGTCGCGATCAAACGATTCCAACAAAACCATCCCGACATCCCCGTAACCCTTCTCGGCTCGGGCAACACATTCGAGATCGTCGGCACAGAGCGACAACTGCGGCCACGCACTGGAGTTACTAATGAAATTGTCTGAACACTTTTACCTCGACGAATTTCTCGTTTCCGAGACAGCGGCACGCCGTGGCATTGCCAACCAGCCCGCTGACGAAGTCGTTGCCCGTTTAAGACTGCTGTGTCAGTCGGTTTTGGAGCCACTGCGCGTTCAACTTGCACGCCCCGTTGTCATCACATCTGGCTATCGCTCACGCGAACTCAATCTCGCTGTGGGCGGCAGCCTGAACAGCATGCACATGCAGGGGCGCGCAGCCGATATTGTGGTGCCAGGCATGACGGCATTGGCAGTTTGTGAAGCTGCCAAACGGCTCAATCTACCCTGCGCCGAAATCATCCATGAGTTTGGCCGATGGTCGCACTTGGCGGCAGCGAACCCTGGCGAGGTTTCCAAACTGCAGACCAAACTATTGACTGCAACGCTGGTTGCCGGAAAAACACTTTACAGCGAGGGTCTGCGCCATGTCTGATTCCCTGCAGGCCACGCATATCGAGCGCTGGTCACTGAACCGGCTTGTGCCCTATGCCCGGAATCCGCGCACGCATTCCGAGACGCAAATTGCCCAGATCGCTGCCAGCATGGTGGAGTTCGGCTTTACCAACCCGATTCTGGTAGATAAGGAAGCCGTCATCGTCGCCGGACATGGACGACTGGCTGCTGCCCGAAAACTTGGGCTGGATGTCGTGCCCGTCATCGTGCTCGACCACCTCACGCCAACTCAGCGCCGAGCGCTGGTAATTGCCGACAACCGGATTGCCGAGAGTGCGGGTTGGGATGATGCCATGCTGCAGGTCGAACTGATGGCGTTGAAAGAAGAGTCGTTTGACTTGTCGCTGACCGGCTTCGATCCCGACGAACTTGCCGGTTTGCTGGCCGGGGAAGAAGGCGCGACGGAGGGGAAGACCGATGACGATGTTGCGCCGGATGTGCCTGAAGTGCCGGTCTCCTGCCTGGGCGACATTTGGCTACTCGGCAAGCATCGGGTGCTCTGTGGCGACTCCACAATGGCCACCAGTTTTGAAGTGCTGATGGCGGGGATGAGGGCCGACATGGTGTTTTGCGACCCGCCTTACAACGTCGATTACGCCAACAGCGCCAAAGACAAGCTACGCGGTACGAATCGCCCGATTTTGAATGACAACTTGGGGGATGGTTTTTACGATTTCCTGCTGTCCGCGCTGACGCCGACCATTGCATCCTGTGATGGCGCAATCTACGTGGCCATGAGTTCCAGCGAGTTGGATACGCTACAGGCTGCTTTCCGCGAAGCGGGCGGCAAGTGGTCAACCTTTGTGATCTGGGCCAAGAACACCTTCACGCTGGGTCGCGCCGACTACCAGCGTCAGTACGAGCCGATACTTTATGGTTGGCCGGTAGGGGCAACGCGTCACTGGTGCGGAGACCGTGACCAGAGTGATGTCTGGCAAATCAAAAAGCCACACAAGAACGATCTCCATCCGACCATGAAACCGGTCGAGCTTGTCGAGCGAGCAATTCGAAATTCCAGCCGACCCGGAAACATAGTGCTCGACCCTTTCGGTGGCTCCGGCACCACGCTGATCGCCGCAGAAAAAACAGGACGGCTGGCATACTTGATCGAACTTGACCCGAAATACGTCGATGTGATTGTGCGCCGTTGGCAGGACTGGACAGGCAAGCAAGCCACCCGGGAGGCTGATGGGGTGGCCTTCGATGCTCTGACTCAGGAAGTGACCGACGCTTGATTACGCCTGAGGCTCTCCAGATCAGGCTGCCAGTTCCTCGGCGATTTCGCAATGCAGCACAAACCCTGTCAGGTAGGGCAAGCCGCGCGGGATGCCGTAATCCTTTGCGGTGTGGCGGTTGATTTTCCAAGTCATCCACTGCGCGATGGCGGCGTGAACCGCATTTGCCAGACTGTGGCCGGCTTGTATCTGGTTGAGGACGTCATCGGCAAAGTGGCGTCCGTGACGGCTGTCGAGAAAGGCGCGCACGGCTTCCGGGTCGGTGCCGGTGGCCTCGGCAATCGCCGTTAGGGCAGTCGGCCAAGCGGCCCTGGCATCGTCGTTCATCGTTCCCCAAAACCCCCAGTCTTTGTTCTGGGTGGCGGGATTTTTCTTGGTGCTGTTCATTTCAGTCTCCTTGGCGTTGATCGTTGCGACACCCGTAGTAACGCGCTGTTTGATTGAGAAGCCAAGCGTTTCTCAACTTCTTCTGTTGATCTTTTTGATCACCCGAGACGTGCCACATAGCGACCGTAATCGCTGCCTTCCGGGTTGATGTACAGGAAGGGGCGACCTTGTGCAGTGACTTCGACGCAGAGATAGCCGTCCCCGGTGCCGCCGCCTTTGCCATAGAGCCAGTCGCGCGAGCGCAGCGGGTTGTTGGCAAAGGCATCGAATTCCACTGGCGTCAGGATTTTGGTGTCGGTGATGTAAATCCGGTGGCTGCCACCACCGCCCATTTCTTCAAGGTTGGCGGGTTTTCGGGCAAAGGGCAGGCGGATGCCGAGTTCTTCGACATCCAGCACGTTGCCGCCAAATTGCAAGGTGCGAGGGGTGCGTTCAATGGTCAGGGTCATGGTGCTCATTTGATTTCTCCGGTTGATGTAAGTGACGTCTGCATGAACGCGCTGTTCGCATCAAAAGCCAAGCGGGTGATTGCGTAAAACTCACACAATTCGGTAAGTTCGTTCGCCGCCTTGAGCCTTGTCCGAGACGATGGTCAGCCCGAGTTTTTTCTTGAGCGCCCCGGCAAAGGTGCCGCGCACCGTATGCGCCTGCCAGCCGGTGGACGCGACGATCTGGCCAATGGTTGCCCCTTCGGGGCGCTGGAGCATGGCGATGACCGTGGCCTGCTTGCTGTTATTCCTCGTTTTTGGTTTGGGCGCGTCGCACTGCCAGCTCGCTTCGGCTGCGCTGACAGCGGCTTCAATCTCCGGGTCGGCCAGTGTCACGGGACCGGGGCGAGGCAGCCCCAAAGCATCGTAGCCTTCGGCTGCGACAAACCAGTCACTGCCCAGTGGCGTAATGAAGGCGCGGTTAAACAGGCCTTCGATCACTTTTTTGCGGGCCCCGCCCTTGATGTTGTCGGGGAACCAATCAATCTTTCCGTCGATATGTTGTGTGGCATGGCGCAGGATAAGTTCTTGTGCCGGGGTGAGCTTGGTGGTCATGGTCAATCTCCTGATCAGTCTTGTTGCGGGACAGAAGTGGCGGCTTTCCTGCCGGCTTCGAAGGCGGCTTCCAATGCGCTCTTGATGCCCCAAATACTGACATCGTGGAAATCCAGCCGGTCGCTTTGGCGTGTTTCCAGTGTCTCTATGAAAAGATGATCCAGTGCGATTTTCTGAAGCTGCTGCTCGGTGCTGGAAGGGTGCGTGGTCTTGGTCATTTGCGATTACCTCGTGTGGTTGATAGTGATGTGATGAACGCGCTGTTTGCCAGAGAATCCAAGCACTTTTTAAATCCGGGTGATTCACTCGCCTTTTGCTTTAAATCCACAGGATGGCGGGCCAATCCAATGCTTGAGAACCACTATGGGTCTGTCGATTCGCGCCTACGCCCGGCATCGGGGCGTCTCCGATACCGCAGTGCACAAGGCCATCAAAGCCGGACGCATCACACCTGAGGCTGACGGGACGATTGATCCGGCCAACGCCGATCGCCAGTGGGATCGCAACACCGACGCCACGCAGCAACGCGAAACCGCGAGCGAGGCAAGGCCAGCGCCGAAATTGGCGGTCATGCCGGAGGTGCCTGCGGTCAGTACGGGAGCCGCGACGGCCTCTGCCAACGCCCCTTTGTCGACAGGTGGCACCTCTTTGCTGCAGGCCAAAACCGCCAATGAGGTCTTGAAGGCGCAGACCAACAAGGTGCGGCTGGCTCGACTCAAGGGTGAACTGGTCGACCGCTCGCAAGCTATCGCCCACGTTTTCAAGCTGGCGCGGACAGAACGCGACGCCTGGCTCAATTGGCCGGCCCGGATTTCGGCCCAGATGGCGGCGAAGCTGGGCGAGAAAGCCAATATTGATCCCCATGATTTGCACGTCGCTCTTGAAGCTGCCGTGCGCGAGCACTTGCTGGAACTGGGCGAAATGCGTCCGAGGGTGGATTGAAAAATATGGACTACGAAGGCAGTCTTGAAATCGAGCAAGCTTGGGCAGAAGGTCTGGTCCCAGACCCTTTGCTGACGGTTTCGGAGTGGTCGGATCGGCACCGCGTGCTGTCCACCAAGGCCTCTGCTGAACCTGGACGCTGGCGCACCAGCCGCACGCCTTATCTGCGCGAGATCATGGATGCCTTGTCGCCCATGTCGCCGGTTGAGCGGGTCGTCTTCATGAAGGGCGCTCAACTGGGCGCAACCGAGATGGGCAATAACTGGATTGGCTATGTCATCCACCACGCACCGGGGCCGATGATGGCGGTATCGCCCACGGTAGAGATGGCCAAGCGTAATTCAAAACAACGCATTGACCCATTGATCGAAGAGTCAAGCGTGCTGGCCGAGTTGATCGCTCCCGCCCGCAGCCGGGATGCCGGTAACACCATCCTGGCCAAAGAGTTTCGCGGCGGCGTGCTGGTCATGACTGGAGCCAATAGTGCGGTCGGCTTGCGTTCAATGCCAGTGCGCTATCTGTTTCTTGACGAAGTGGATGGTTATCCACGCGATGTTGATGGTGAAGGCGATGCGATTGCATTGGCCGAAGCACGTACCCGAACCTTTGCCCGGCGCAAGATTTTTATCGTCTCGACGCCGACTATTTCCGGCGCGTCGAGTGTTGAGCGGGAATATGAGGCAAGTGATCAGCGTCGCTATTTTGTCCCGTGCCCGCACTGCGATCACCGCCAGTGGCTGCGCTTCGAGCAGTTGCGCTGGGAGAAGCACCAGCCGGAGACCGCTGTCTACGTCTGCGAATCCTGCGACCAGACTATCCCGGAGCACCATAAAACCTGGATGCTGGAGCAAGGGGAGTGGCGAAGCACCGCCATAGTCGGCGCTGGCAGGACGGCAGGTTTTCACCTGTCATCGCTCTACAGCCCTGTTGGCTGGCGCAGTTGGACAGATATTGCCACCGCCTGGGAGGCTGCCGTGAATCGGGACAGCGGTTCAGCAGCGGCGATCAAAGCCTTCAAGAATACGGAACTGGGCGAGACGTGGGTCGAGGAAGGCGAAGCCCCAGACTGGCAGCGCCTGATTGAACGACGCGAAGACTATCGAATCGGATTTATTCCCTCTGGCGGCCTGCTGTTGACCGGCGGTGCTGACGTGCAGAAGGATCGCATCGAAGCCTCGGTCTGGGCCTTCGGCCGTGGCAAGGAAGCCTGGCTCATCGAGCATCGGGTGCTGATGGGCGATACCGCACGCGCCGATGTTTGGCGCGACCTGGCAAACGTACTTCAGGAATCATGGACGCACGAATCGGGCTGTCTGATTCCGCTGGCGCGTTTTGCGCTGGACACCGGCTATGCGACGCAGGAAGCCTACGCCTTCGTGCGTTCTGTTCGCGACCCCCGACTAATGCCTGTCAAAGGTATCGCTCGGGGTGCTGCCCTGATCGGTACGCCCACTGCCGTAGATGCCACAGCCAATGGGAAGAAGCTGCGCCGTGGCATCAAGGTTTTCCCGGTGGCGGGAGGCATTGCCAAGCTGGAGTTTTATAACAACCTGCGCAAGAGCGCGGATGTAGGAGAGGACGGTATCACAGCGACCTATCCCGCAGGATACGTGCATCTACCCAGGGTCGATGGTGAATTCGTGCAGCAACTTTGCGCAGAACAGCTGGTGACCCGCCGCGACCGCAATGGCTTCGCTCATCGCGAGTGGCAAAAGCTGCGTGAGCGCAACGAAGCACTCGATTGCTATGTGTATGCCCGCGCTGCAGCGGCGGCGGCTGGGCTGGATCGTTTCGAGGAGCGACATTGGCGCGAGTTGGAAAAACAACTGGGCGGCACGCCTGCTTCAGCGCTATCGGATTCGACAACCCAAACCTTTGATGCCTCCCTACAAGCTGGCCCCGCCCGCTCTAAACCTCAAACTGCACGCAGAGTCGTGCGCAGCCGCTGGATGACTTGATGACCACCTACACCGAAGAACATGCCCAGGCCTTGCGTGAAGCACTGGCCAGTGGCGAGCACCGTGTCAGCTATGACGGCAAGAGCATCGAGTACCGCTCGGTGTCTGACCTCAAGGCCGCATTGACCGAAGTCGAATCGGCTCTGGCTCGGCAATGGGGCATTTCCAAGTCACGCCAGATTCGCGTGAATACGGCAAAGGGGCTGTAATGGGCTGGTTAAAAACAATTCAGCGCCGACTTTTGGGCAATTTGGCTGGCAGCACTCCTACCTATGACGGTATCGGCGCAGGGCGCCGCGCCATTGCGTGGTCGGTCGGCAATCCTGGTGCTATCGCTGCACTACTTACTACCCAGAATGAGTTGCGCGCCAAAAGCCGTGATCTGGTGCGACGCAATGCCTGGGCCAATGCCGCGCTGGAATCCTATGCTGCCAATGCCATCGGCACCGGAATCAAACCGCAATCCATGATCATCGATCCTGCGCTGCGCGAGGGTATTCAGTCCCTATGGCGTGATTGGACAGAAACGGCGGATGCGGCTGGCCTGACCGACTTCTATGGGCTCCAGGCAATGGCCTGCCGCGCCATGCTCGAAGGGGGTGAAGCTTTGGTGCGCATTCGCTACCGTCGCCCCGAAGATGGTTTGCCTGTGGCGATGCAACTACAGGTGCTTGAACCCGAGCATTTGCCCGTAACGATGAACACAACCGCCGACAACGGCAATCTGATCCGCGCCGGCATCGAGTTTGACCGGCTGGGCAGGCGGGTTGCCTACCACTTGTATCGCAGCCACCCAGAGGACGGCGCGTTTAGCGTCATGTCGTCCGGCAGCAGCTTGGAAATTGTCCGTGTTGACGCCGCCGAGATCATCCATTTATTCCGTCCACTGCGCCCCGGACAGATTCGTGGAGAGCCTTGGCTGGCACGCGCATTGGTGAAATTGAATGAGCTTGACCAGTACGACGATGCCGAGCTGGTGCGCAAAAAAACAGCTGCCATGTTTGCCGGTTTCATCACTCGCATGGCTCCCGAAGACAATTTAATGGGCGAAGGCCCATCGGATCCTAACGGTATCGCGATGGCCGGCCTTGAGCCCGGCACGATGCAAATTCTGGAGCCCGGCGAGGATGTGAAATTCTCGCAACCTGCCGACGTGGGCGGCTCCTATTCGGAGTTTCTGCGCATGCAGTTTCGCGCCGTGGCGGCAGCCATGGGCGTCACCTATGAACAACTGACCGGTGACCTGACGCAGGTCAACTACTCCTCGATCCGGGCTGGCCTGCTGGAATTCCGTCGCCGGGTGGAGTCTTTGCAACATGGCGTCATCGTCCATCAACTTTGCCGACCGATCTGGCGCGCCTGGATGGAACAGGCTGTCCTCGAAGGTGCATTGGTGTTGCCGGGGTTTATCCGTGGCGGCCCTGTAAAGCGACGCCAGTATCTGGCTTGCAAGTGGATTCCACAGGGCTGGCAATGGGTGGACCCAAAGAAAGAGTTCGACGCCATGCTTACCGCCATTCGGGCCGGGCTGCTGTCCCGCTCGGAAGCGATTTCGGCCAACGGCTATGACGCCGAGGATGTGGATAGAGAGATTGCGGCCGATAACGCCCGTGCCGATGCGCTGGGCCTTGTGCTCGAGAGCGACCCGCGTCACGACAAGGTGCCGGCCCCTACAGCATCCGTCACGTCCAGTGCGGCATCACAAGCTTCGCAACAAGACTTCGAGAGTCCCTGATATGTTATTGCCTCATCTCGCGTCCCGTCTGTACGGGACGCCGCTTCTGGTCGCCCGCTCCAAGCTGGACATCATTTTGGCTGTGCTGGGAGACCGTATTGGCTGGCCCGCGACACAAGCGGAATTTCCCTCGCTGCCACTACCACCGCGCCAGTCTGTTCCTGCATCTTCATCGATAGCCATCATTCCGGTTCATGGCACGCTGGTTCGTCGCTCGCTTGGGCTGGAGGCCGCTTCAGGTCTCATGTCTTACGGCGATATTGCCGCAATGCTTGATAACGCGCTGGCTGATCCGAGCATCACCGGCATCCTGCTTGATGTGGATTCGCCAGGAGGCGAGGCCGGTGGCGTTTTTGAACTTGGTGAACGCATTCGTGCCGCCGATGCGATCAAACCGGTCTGGGCGGTTGCGTCGGACTCCGCTTTTTCTGCTGCTTATGCCATCGCCTGTGCCGCCTCAAGGATCACGGTTACGCGCACCGGTGGCGTGGGGTCGATTGGCGTTATTGCCATGCACGTCGATCAGACGGTCCGTGATGCGCAGGAAGGCTACCGCTACACCGCCATCACTGCCGGGTTGCAAAAGAATGATTTCTCACCGCATGAGATGCTCACCGGCGAAGCCCATGCGCGGCTCCAAGCTGAGGTGGGTCGGCTCTACGACCTCTTTGTTAATCACGTGGCCCAGATGCGTGGCCTCGACCCCAATGCCGTTCGGGCCACCGAAGCCGGGCTGTATTTCGGTCCAGATTCCATTGCTGCTGGTCTGGCCGACGCCGAGGGTAGCTTCGACGGCGTACTCGACGAGTTCACATCCTTCCTCGCCGCTCGCAATGATCTCAGTGTGCGGCGGCGGGTTTCAGAAGCCATCACGCCGAAGACGAAAAACCTGCCTGCGCAGATTCATATGCAACGCCATTCTCAACACCGCAATCCACTTTTAAAGGAGCTCACCGCAAT